TAGTTTCTTGGATTAATCCTCCATCAGGTCTTGCCATGTTTTACGTTTTTGAATTTTGTTCTTCTTGTTGTATCTCTTGAGATGCTACTTGTATTATTGTTGGATCGTTTATTATAACACCAGCATAAGCTAACACTCTTATTATAACATTACTTTGCTCAGATACATTGAGTTCGAAATTAACAGATAAAGATTCGTTGTATTCAAATTGACCTAAAGCACCTACACCATATCCCCAAACAACATTTGCTGGAGTTTTTAAATAAGAAAAAGTTACAAGTTGTCCAACACTATTTACAATAGTAGTAGGATATACAAATAAAGAATTATTCTCATAAAGATATATGGGAAAGTTAATTGTTGGTTGAGTTAACGGGGAAAGTAAAAGTTGTGTTATCTCTTGTCTTTGTGCGTATTGTGAAATTTGAGAACCTTGATAATAAACTGATCCTAATCTATATATAAGATCAGTAACGTTAGCAGCTCCAGCTTCATCATTGAAAGGAGTTGTACCAGGGTTTAAAGTAAAATTAGCATTAGCAGGAACATAAGTAGTTGAACCTGTTCTTTGGAAGTACTGTAGATTGTCTTCAATATTTTTAACGCGATTAGCGTATTCTGTATTATTTTGTGGCACTCTGTACATCTGATTTAAATCATCTTCATACCTTTCAAATATATTTAGCTGAACTTGAGTACTGACTTTGTTAAATTCGTCAGGAGTCATTAAGCCTCTTTGTTGTTGATTAAGTATTAATAAGACTGTCTTGTATACAGCGTTTACGTTTATTGCCATCTGTGTATTTTTATTATAATATTAGGCCCGAGTGATCGAGCCCTATATTAGTATTACATGTTTAAAAGAGTTTTTTCTCTATTGTTTTATAAACTTCAACTCCTTCATCTGTCTTAAACCATGCAGCTAAAGCTGAATAAGGGTTTTCGTCAAATGGTATTGTGAATAGCTTACGTTTGTTTTTACCAAACATGAAAGTTCTTTGGTCTTGAGATATACTTATTATACCTTGTTCCGTAGCTTTGATACCGAAGTTTCTTAGCATTACATTTTCATCTTTAGCTAATTCAATAAATAATCTAGGATTTCTTTTAGCGAACATCATTAGATCTCTTTTTAATTCTTTAGAAGATAAATTACTAACTGAACTTCCTATTTCAACTCTCATTATAGCTTCGCTTTGTTCTACGTCCATGTTCTTAGCAGCGTTTAACGACATAAGTTCTAATTCTAGATCTATTAACATGTCTTCTGCAATCAATTGTGGTTGTAGTTCACTGTATCTTCCATTTAAATCTGGATGATATAATGATAAAAGCTTTTGTAAAGCTTGGTGTTCTTTAGGAACGTTTAGACTACCGTCTTTAAACATTATATGTTTTAATGTAACTTCTCCTTTTTGCTCATCTACAAATGGAGATGATTGGTTGGTTGCATATCTTAATGCTCTTTGTTCGTTTTTTAGTTTATCAAAATATAATAACGGATATTTTTCCGTGTGTCTTGATTTTAGTGTATATGTTAACGGCTCTTTCTCGCCAGTTAAAAAGTAATTTCTATCTTTTATTTCCCAAGTATCTTGAGAATCTTTTGTTTTTGACATAATATAATATAATTAAATAATTAGTAAAAATAAAGAAAATCCCTGCCGATAAGACAGGGATAAACTTTATATAAATATTAAGCTGTAAGTAACACGAAGTTATTTCTAGCTTGTACACATAAACATCTTTCAGATAAGAAATTTACTTCCATTGCATCTAAAGTAGAAGTTGCAGCACCGCCAACAGAACCTGTTAACCATGATTTCATTCTTCTATCATCTGCTTGTGAAGCTCTATATCTTACGTGTAAGAAAGGACGTCTGATGTTTGTTCCTAGTAACTGATCGTATACTGTAGAAGTTCCTGCTGGAATTAATACACCATCGATATTGTCACCATTAACAAAGTTTCCAGAACCACCTCTTGTTGAAGCGTCGTTCAAGTATTTCCATGAAGTCTTGTAGAAGTCATAAGAACCTCTTCTGAATCCAGAAAATCCTAAGTTAAGCGCCATGTCTTCAGAGTTTTCGAATACACCGTAAGATGTACCACCAGCTCCGTAAGAATTTTGCTGTGCTAACATGTTATCAAATAGTAACTCAGTTTTTCTATCTAAGAAAAGCATGTTTTCTTCAATAGCTCCTTGAGAATCTAAATTTTCTAATACAGCATCGAAATCCTGTAAAGATCCAGCATAACCAGAAAGTACATTACCACCGTTATTTATAGCAGCAAATAAACCTTCAGTACCTATAGATCCAGCACCACCTGCAGCGCCTAGAGTTCCAAAAGATGGTACAGCAGCAATAATATTTGCAACTTGACCAAGTGAAGCTAATTCACCTTCAATCATACTCATCTCTAAGTAATCTTCAAATCTCATTCTAGTTTCACCTTCAGCTTTTAGATACCATAAGTATCCAGAAGTTCCATCTTCACCAGCAACTTCAACCCAACCGATCTGAGCAGTGTCAGAACCTGAAACAGCATATCTGTCTCTGATTATAATTGGTTTGTTTGAGAATACTGATAATTGTGGTTGAACAGATTGTTGAGATGCAGTTCCTAATGTAGAACCTTTTGCAAACTCTGAACCATATACAAAGATCTTTAATCCAGTTAACGCAGGACCTACTGCAACAGCAGCTCTTGTGTAAGGGATTACAGTTATTGCTCCAGTAGCAGGAGCAGCAATAGATCCTGATGTAGCAACTAATGCTTTAACTGTAAAAGAAGGATTTGTTGGATCCATAATTACAATAGTTTGATTAGCGAAAACTGTATTTACAACGTTTGCTCCAATTGGAATAGTTAATGTGTTACCACCACCTACTGCATTTGCAGAACAAGTTACGTTTTCATACGATATATGTAATCTGTTTTGTTCCGACCAAATTACTTGATCAGACATCATTGGCATTTCAGCGCCAACCATTCTTAAAAAGCCTGCTAACGTTCTGTTTCCATAACGCTCTACTTCAGCTTCATATATTTCCGGTAGATATTGTTGTGCGAAGTCATTCCCACCGCCATTTGCAAAGTTCAAGTAATTACTTACTAGAGTTTGAGTTGTTGACGAAGGTACGATGCTTCCTAATTGAGGACTTAATACACCCATTTTGTTTTGTTTTTTTAATTGTTAAATTTACTTTTTTTAATTTTCAGTTTTGAACTACTAACCCCGTCTATAGCTCGAACTTTAAGTCCACCAACAAATATGTCTTGAACGCCTTCCTGACGAACCGCTGTTGTTGGATTTTTAGATCCTTCAACCACGTTTTTAATACCATCTGTTTTCCCTTGCTCGTAAAAATGATTTACTATTTTATCTATATTCTGAGCTGCATACATAGCCTTGTGATAACCTTTCGTATCTTTAACATTACCTTCTGTGTCTAGGAACTTCCCGACAAAGTTATTTAAATTTGACTGATTTTCGGCAACTGCACTTGGATCTTTGACACCGTATCTAAATTTCTTTTCTCCAACTTCGAAATCAAAACCTTTGAATTCATTGGTAAAAAGTTGATTAGTGTTGTCAACAAAACTTTTGTGCTGTTGTTGTGCTAATTCTTGTTCATCGTTGTAGCGATTGAAAAAATCTGTAGCTTTCTTTTGTTCTTGGTTTACGCCCGGTCTCATTTTGATCTCGTCGTAATATTGATGTTTCAAGTCTTCTAGAAAGGTTTTAGCTTTTGCAACCTCTTCTTTTTTAGCGAGTTTTTTTCTTCTGATGTCACGCTCTTCATCAATTTCTTCATCAAATGAGAAGTTCTCTTCCATTACAAATGTAAGATCTTCTTGTGTCAAATGAGGTTTAGTATTTTTATAATATTCTTGTAATAACGTATCTTCATTAACCGTAGAGTAATCTGCATTTAACCTAACGTAGTCTTGCATATCTCCACCTGTTTCTTTCATAAAATCTACAAGCTTTTCAATGTTGTCTGGTAAGTCTACCTTAACTGGTTGCTGTATTTTTACTTCAGGTACTTTTGTTTCTTCCACCTCGGTAACCTCTTCAAGAGGCGAGCTGGACTCTGCAACGGGTTGTTCTCCTCCAATGTCCACGATTTTGCCATCTCCGGTTTGTTCGCCCACATCCACTTTCTTTGTTTCTCCGATTTGAATGGCATCTGTTTCCGTTTGTTTAGTTAAGTCTACCTTAATTGGCTCTTCATGAGTTTTTTTCATAGCACCTTCTAATGAAGTGTCTATTTTTGAAAGATCTATTTTAACAGGACTTTCTTCTGTAGCTTTGAATTTTTTTGGTGATTTAGGTTTGGATTTCATTTTCATATCCCCACCTTCTGAAATAGCTTTTTCAGCTACCTCAGGTTTTGTTGTTTCATTTGTTTCTGACATAATATAATAATATAAAATTAATTAAATAAGTAGTTTTTAACTACCTTTACTTTCAAAATCAATTGGCATTAAATCATTGTTTCTTTGATCAATCATTTGACTTTGTTGAGTACCATCTATTTTAGTTCTCTTATCTTTACGATCTTCAATCAATGCCTCTTTTTGTTTCATTGCATCAACCTCTAGTCTTTTAAGTTCCATATCAAACTGGTGTCTAATTTGCATTTCTTGTTGCTTAAGTTGAAAAGCTGTGTTTAGCCTTTGAATCTCCATTTGATTCTTGGCTTGTTCAATTTGAATATCTGTTTGAGCTAATGCTTGTTGCTTTTGCATCTCTGCTTGAGCTGATCTTTCTGAAGCTTCTGCGTTAGCATCTGCTTGAGCCTTGATCATAGCTTGCTGATTAGCTTGCTCGTCTTTTTGTTTCTTTTTACGTTTTTGTTTTAAAACGTCGTTAGCTAGTTTAAGATTTTTAATTCTTCTAATATCAATAGCATCTTCTAAATCAATACCACCTTGTTGAATAGACATTTGTATATTCTGTTCTAGTACAGCTTTTTCTTCTTCTTCTGGTTCTAGCTCTAAGAATATACCAAAATCATGATTATTTAAGTTTTGTATCTCTGATAAAGTAGCTACGTTGTAAGTAGATATAGAATTTTTTAATGAGTTTAATGTTAATGGAAAGTTTAATGAATCTGCTATTTTTAATGAGATGTTTTCACATGTTCTTAATGTTAGCCATAAACTACCTTGCATTAAATGTCTTGTAGCTGTGTTTGAAGCATTAACTGCCATTTTTTGTAAACCAACTAATGTATCTTTTTCTGGAGCGCTTCCGTCTCTAGCTTCATTAAGCCCGGTCACGTCTCTTATCATTTGTAAATAATACTGATAAGTCTGTATTAAACTACCAATTTTAGCCTGACCACTAGACGTTGTTAATTCTTGTATTGGTACCTTGCCAGCATTCATACCGCCTTCTTGTGTAAGTGATCTACCAACTATCGAACCAGTTTGGAAATACATGTTTAATGCTTCCGCTGGATTATAATTTGTGCCATTACCTAAATCAACTTCTGCTAAACCATCCATATCTAAGAATACACCATCTGGTACTATTCTAGACATAACTTGTTGCAACTTAAGATGTGTTAATTGAATCATATCAGCAAAACCTGTTATCTTGCTAACTAAAGATTCTATGCTGCCTTTGTATAATCTTGGCGCGCAAATAGTATAACTCATTTCAACTTTAGTAGTATCAGCAAAAGGTCTTGTCATGTTATTCGCTAGTTTCCACTCTATAAGTTTATTGTTACCTATTATCTTAACTCCTTTGTATAGTACTTCTATTTTCCTAGAAACTCTACTAAACCCATCGTTCTTTGGTGGATTAAATTGATCTGTTTTTTCTAATGCTTTTTCTAAACCTTGATCAGTTTCTTTTATTTTAAATACTTGAGTGTTATAAGTTTTGTATTCAAAGAATAAAACTTGAACAGTATTCTGATCGTAACCGTTCCAACCATAAAGATTTTCTCTTTGATAACCTCTAGTTTGTTGTATTTTAGTTAACTCATCTTCTGTAAGTTCTGGAAACTGTTTAGCTATTTCAGGTATAGTTAAGTTTTTTATTTCACCTACGTAATATATATCTTCAAAATTAGGATCTTCTGTGTAAGAATATATTAAGTCAGAAGGATCTACGTAATCAATTGTAACTCCATTAGCTTTATTCCAATTACTTTTTGCGGCTCCTATACCTATTGTAACAAGATCATAATTAAATCTTTTCTTTATATTGTCAAATCTATTTTTCTTTAGAGTTTGATTTATAACTTCTTCTTCAGCTATTTCAATAGATTGCTTATAGCTTAATTGCATGTGTAAGTCTAATTCATCTTCAGACTCTGGAAGAGTATCTTTATCACTAGTATTATATTGATTTATACCTAGAGTAGATTGCATGTTTTCTAGATATGGTTTTGCTCTCATATCTTGCAATATACTATTAGCGTAATCAGTTCTTTTCTTTAATGAAACAGGATCTTGAGCAAATGCTTTTATTTCGTAAAGCTTATTGTTCATTCCGTTAGCAACTATATCTACAAACTTAGATATAACAGCAACTGGTTTCCAGTCTAAATTAAGATAAGACATATCACCATTAATAGATAATTCATCTTTATATTTTTGAA